ATAGCCAAGGCTCCCCGGCCGGATTCGGTCGCGGCTTCCGCGAGGCTGATGTCGAGTGGGGAGAATACCTCGATGCGCTGAGCGACCTTGCCGACGTTGGCATTACGGTCGTCCAGCTTGCGCACCCAGGCATCGTGCAGTTCAACTCGCCGATTTCTGACCCATATTCGCGGTACGAAATCAAATTGAATAAACGAGCCGCCGCTTTGGTGCGCGAAAAGGCGGACGTCGTCGCCTTCGTCAACTATCGCGTTTCTCTGGTCAAGGCGGACGTCGGCAACAAGAAGACCGTAACACACGCAGAGGGCGGCAACGAGCGCAATATTCACCTCAACGAGAAGGCCGGCTTCGTAGCCAAGAACCGGTTCAGTATGCCGGACAGCCTCAAATACAAGAAGGGCGAGGGCTATAAGGAGATGGCCAAGTTCTTCCCGTCAGCAGCAAACGACAACTCGTCTGCCGACCAAGCAGACGCAGCTTAACCAACCACCACGAAGAAGGAGACTACGAATGGCACAGTTAGGTCAAAGATTTGACGCCACGCAGCACGACACTGAGCAGCGCGACTACGAGGAATTGCCGAATGGCACGTACTCGCTCGAAATCGAAGCATCTGACGTCGGCCCGACGAAGGCTGGCAACGGCACTATCCTGAAAACCACGATGGTCGTGATCGGGCCTGAGCAATACAAGGGTCGCAAGCTCTTCACCACCTACAATCTCGAAAACGCAAATCCGACGGCGCAAGAAATCGGACAGAAGCAATTTGCATCGCTATGCCGTGCCATCGGCGTCGACAGCGTGGATGACAGCGAAGAATTGCACTTTCATTCGTTCGCCGCAAAGGTTGGGCTCGGCAAGGCGCAGAACGGGTACGCTGCCCGCGCCGAAATCAAGAAGTACTTCTTCCCGACTGACGATCAGGGTAACGCCATCGACCTGCCCGATCCTGAAATCGACGCAGTTCAACCCACCAAACCGGCCGCCGCGAACGACAACCGTCCTGCGTCCCGAGCTCCGGCTGGCCAGCAGCAGGCCGCAGCAGCGAAGCCTGCCGGGTCAAGGCCGTGGGGTGCGAAGAAGTAACAGCGCCGTAGCGTGACAGCATAACGTGGCGGGTCGTCACCAACGGCCCGCCAATTACCACAAGAGGAGACTAATTATGAAGCGTATTTTTTTCGCCGCGATGATTGCCGCGACCGCCTTATTGGTCGGATGCGACAGCGACGCCAATGTTGCCTCGCGCAACCTGTCGCAGGCCGCCGACATGTTCCAGATCAACCGCCGCATCGTTTTCTACAACGGCATCAGCGGTGACTATATCCTCACGATCGAGGGGCTTTGCTCGCTAGGAAACAACGACGGGCCGAAGGAAGTGACGGTCACCTGCAAGACAGGACCAAACCAGTTCAAGAAACACTTCCTCGGCATCTCTGACAACGTCACGTACTTCGCAGAACAAATCGATGCGGCGGGCGTCAGCACCTACCATTACAAGGTCATTTTCAAGCCTTCAACGATCATCCCCGATTTCGATCTGAAGTAGCCCCAGCCAGCCGCACGGCAACCAACCGTGCGGCACCCCACCAAGAGGAGACACCATGAAACTCACCATCCCCAAATCCGACCTAGCGCGCGTCCTGACCAACGTCGGGCGCGTAGTCGAAAGCCGCAACACAATCCCGATCCTCGGCAACGTGCTGCTCACGGCCACCACCGACCGCCTGCAAGTGACCGGCACCGACCTTGATATTGTCGCCACCGACGCAGCCGCAGCTACCGTCGAACAGCCAGGTGCCGTCTGTGTCGACGCCAAGTTGCTTTCGGACATAGCCAAGAAAGCCGGCGGCGACGTGTCGCTGTCCGAGGACAACGGACAGTTGCTCGTCACGTCCGGACGCTCTCGCTTCACCTTATCAACGCTCCCGGCTGCCGACTTCCCGTCGCTCGACGGTGGCAAGTACACGACCAGCTTCGAGATTGATCTTGCCGCGCTGTTCGCGCCAGTGGCATTTGCGATGTCGACGGAAGAGACGCGCTATTACCTAAATGGCATCTTTATGCATGTTCAAGACGGCCAGTTGCGCGCCGTTGCTACGGACGGCCACCGATTGTCGCGCCATCAAGTGGCATACACCGGCGAAGACCCATTCAAAGGCGTGATCGTGCCGCGCAAGGCGGTTGGCCTCGTGCCAAAGGGTACAGTCAATGTCTCTGTTTCGGAGGCGAAGATCCGCATTCAGTCAGGTGATTTCACGCTCGTTAGCAAGCTCGTGGACGGCACCTTTCCGGATTACCAGCGCGTCATCCCAACCGGCAACGACAAGAAGATTGTCTTCGGAAGCGAAGATATGCGCCAGGCTGCCGGACGTGTCTCTGTTGTCTCAGGTGAGCGCGGCCGTGCGGTGAAGCTGTCTTTCGCTGATGGTGAGGCGACGCTGTCAGTCAGCACGCTGGATAACGGAAGCGCGACCGATGAAATCAATGTCGGGTACGATGACGAGCCAATCGAGATCGGGTTCAACGCTTCATACCTTACCGAGCTAGTCGGCATTTTTCCTGTAGGTGATATCCATCTGGCCCTGAATGACAGTGGATCGCCGGCCGTATTTACGTCTGAGAAAGCGCCAGAGTTGCTTGCCGTTCTCATGCCTATGCGGGTGTGACGATGGCTAAGTTCATGGTCGAATATACCTTTCAGGGTCGCGCCAGCAGGACGATCGAAGCAGAAACGATGGAGGCCGCAGAGGCCTCTATCGAGGCCGAAGTTAACCGGGATGATTTCGAAATCGACGCCGACAGCGTCGACGATGTGGATTTCCACATCCAGCAGATGCACCCTGTAACGCGCAACGGCCGCGAATTGTGGACGACTTACGTCCTCAAGACCGACGAAAGGGGTCACAAGTCTGCTCTGGCAACGTCTCCGCTGTTCTCGGGGGTGGCGTCGTAATGGCGCCACTTCCTAACATTCCGGCGCCCGTGCGAATCCCGCCGAAGGCAGCGAAGGCTAAGAACCTGACGCTGACCCTGCCGTATCTTGCGCTGCGGACGGCGCGCGCCATTTCACTGGGATTTCACAAGCCAAAGTGGATCGAGTTCTGCGAGATCGCGCTTCGGCGCGACTTCGACGTGCGGCTCTACGAGGCAAAGCATACCGTTTCAAAGTACGTCACGCTGCGGAAGGGCGGCAAGGCGTACAAGGTGCGCTTCTCAAACCACGCGCCTATCAAGGCCCGTGAGGCAGCGAAGGATTGTGACTTCTTCGTCGGCGTCACCAACCTGGCAGTGACCACGACGGGCGATGCTCTGCGGGCTGTGATGAAGCATTTCGGGGAGAAGCAGTAATGGCGCCCATCCCGAAGCCGCAGGCATCCACAGTCTCGGCCATCTACGCCGCATATGAAGCCAAAAACGAAAGCTGGGATAGCCTCGGCATATCCGTAGGCGAGGCCAATGCGGAGTGCGATCGCGCGCTCTGGTACGCATTCCGTTGGGCGACGCCGCTGGAGAAATTCAGCGGCCGCCAGCTGCGCCTCTTCGAAACCGGCAATATCGAGGAAGACCGCCTCGTAGCCGACCTGGAGCGCATCGGCGTTGATGTCTACGGCCAGCAAGATCGCATTCGGCTTGTCGGATCGCATGTCCGCGGCAAGTGCGACGGCAAGGCTATGGGCGTTCCGGAGGCACCGAAGACCGAGCACTTGCTAGAGTTTAAAAGTAGCAATGCCAAAGGCATGAAGCTGATTATTAAGGACGGATGCAAGGTCGCGAAGCCGCTACATTACGGCCAGTGCCAGCTTGGTATGCACGCTTTCGGCCTGACGCGCTGCCTGTATCTTGTCGCCTCGAAAGACGATGACACGCTCTATGCCGAGCGGATCGAATACGATGCCGATTTCACTTTGCGCCTGCTGGCACGTCTCGATCGGATTATCAATTCGCCAGAGCCGCCGTCGCGCATTTCAGAAAAGCCAGACTTCTTTGGCTGCATGTTCTGCAAGCATAAGGCCGCGTGCAAAGAGGACGCCTGGCCGCGCGTGACGTGCCGATCGTGCTTGTTCAGCACGCCTGAAATGGGAGGCGACGGTCATTGGTCTTGCAGTCGGTTCGCCAAGCCCATTTCCTTCGACGAGCAGAAGGAAGCCTGTCCCGCTCATTTACACATACCGGCGTTGGTGCCTGGAGATCAAATTGATATCGATGAGGAAAATGAAGTTGTCGTTTACAGAATGCGTGATGGAACCATCTGGCGTGACGGAGATAGTCGCTGCGAATGACAACCTACCGAGGAGCCGCGATGAAGCGAAGAGGGTAGGGGCAAAGTTCTACTTCACCGGAGACCCATGCATTCGCGGCCATCTGTCGACGCGGCGAAACACAAATTGCGCATGCTCAGAGTGTGATCGCGAGAAAGCCAAAGAAAAATACTGGAAGACTCGAGACGAGAAACGAGAAGAGACGAACCTAAGACATCGAAATCGATATTGGGCAAATGTAGACAGCGAGCGCGACAGGCTCAGGGAGCTGAAGAGGAAACAAAGAGCCGAGAACCCAGGCAGGGATAAAGATCTTCGAGATATTAGAAAGTTGACGAACCCAAACGAAGACAGGGACAGGGTACGAAAATGGAGAGCAGACAATCCAGAAAAAGCAAAGAAAGCTGCGAGGCGGGACGCTAAAAGGTTCAGGTCGACCCCAAAAGGAAGGCTTAGCTCATCGATTTCGAGTGGTATAAAAGGCAGCATTCAGAAGGGCTCTAAGGCAAGAAGGCACTGGGAAAACCTCGTCGGATACACCGTCGAACAGTTGAAGGATCACCTTGAAAAGAGGTTTCTGCCTGGAATGTCTTGGGGCAACTATGGAGACTGGGAGATCGACCATATTGTTCCCATAGCTGCGCACAACTACGAAACTCCCGACGATATAGACTTCATGCGATGCTGGGCATTGTCAAATTTGAGACCGTTGTGGAAATCCGACAACAGGAGCAAGGGCGCAAAACTAGACAAGCCATTTCAACCAAGCCTTGCCTTGTCAATCCCTCTCGCAGCCAACGATAACAATCCAGTGAAGAAAGACAACGCAGCCTAACCGGCCTCACCAGCCACCACACCACCGAGGAGACCATGATGACCATTGCAACCCCGCCAAAACACAGCCGCCCCGCCACCTTTGACCGCCAAGTCCTTTCCTACGAGCCGTTTCTGCACCGCATGTCAGCGCGCTTCGCGCACGAGTCCGACCGCGAAGACCTCGTGCAGTCGACGATCGAACAGGCGCTGCGCCTTTGGGCGTCCTACAATCCGGCAAAGAACCTTGGCGGCTGGCTAGTCTACCAGATGCGTCACATTGCCTTCACGGAGCGCGCGAAGAAGCGGCCCCTTATTGCCGACAAGGATGATCCTCGCCTGCAGCAAGAGCCGGCGCGCCAGGAGAGCATCGTTTATGTTGCCTCCGCATTGCGGGCCATTGACGCAAGCCCGCACGCTGACGTCATGCTGCTTGTTGCCTTGGGCCATACCAGCGAGGAAATCGCGGCCATGCGGGGCGTCAGCCGGCAGCGCGTGCATCAGAAGATTACGGCGTTTCGGCGGGCTGCTGTGGTGGCGGGGAGGGTGGCGTGATGGCGAAGAAAAAACTGACGTGGTCAGAGGAGTTGGTTGGTCGCAAGTTGCCGCCTGAGCCGAAACACATTGACAGCCTCATGGCCGATTACGTGAAGGCCGACGGCACGTTCTGCGGTCGCATGGAACCGGGTGATCGCTGGTTGCGGCCAGCGTTCACAAAGATGCGCAAGAACGGATGGGTAAAGGCCAGCATCCTGTCGTTCGGAAAGGGCGCCACCATCTACTTCCTGACCGAGCGGGGCGAGCCTGAGGCGCTGGCCGCAAAAGATCGAGTGCGCGCTGCAAAGGAGGCACGCGCCCAATGGTCTCATGACTGGAAGGCCGCTTGGCAGCAGAAGCAGGAGGCGGCCTGATGGCATTCTCCCCTCGATATTATCAGGTCGAGGCCGTAGACAGCGTCTTCGATTACTGGCTTGAGCAGCCCGGTCATCCACTCGTCGAGATGGCCGGCGGGTCTGGAAAAAGCGGCACGATGTCGATGCTCATTCAGCGACTGCTGGATGGCTGGCCAGACATGCGTGTGCTCTCATGCGTGCACGTTGAAGAACTCGTTGAGGGCAACTTCAAGGAGTACATAGGCATGCGCCCGTTCGGACCAGCGGGTATCTATGCGGCGAGCCTTGGACGGCGAGACTGCCGTGCGCAGGTGTTGTTCGCGCAGTTGCAGACGGTATGGGATAAGGCGTTAGAGATTGGCCACGTCGATGTCCTGATCATTGACGAAGTCCATCTTGTGCCAAACGATGGCAACACGATGTATCGCAAGCTCATTGCGGCATTGCTTGCAATCAATCCGGACATGAAGATCGTTGGTTTTTCTGCAACGCTCTATCGGCTTGACTTCGGTCGCCTCGATGAGGGAGACGATCGCCTTTTCGACAAAACAGTTTACACATACGATCTAGCCAAAGGCATCGATGATGGCTACCTGACGCGGCTCACCAGCAAGCCGTGCGACTTCAGCTATGATATGAAGGGTGTTCGGCGTCTCGGCGGCGACTTCAAGAAATCAGACCTGGCAAAAGCCACCGATAAGGAGGAACTGACACGCGCCGCTGTTTCGGAAATTATGGCTGCGGCTCAAGCGGAGAACCGCACGACCGCAATTATATTCTGCAACGGCATCGATCACGCCACCCACGTACGTGATGAAATACGGCAATACGGCAAGTCGTGTGAAGTGCTGAGCGGTAAGACGCCGAAGGGAGAGCGTCGTCGCATCATTGAGGATCTGAAGTCTGGTCGCCTTTGGGGGTGCACGAACGATAACGTTCTTTCGACCGGCACAAATATTCCTCGCGTTGACCTTGTTGCGGATTTGGCGCCGACCGAGTCCACAAACCGCTATGTGCAGAGAGCGGTTCGAGGAACTCGAGTGGTTTGGCCTGCTGGCTTCGATCCAGATTCGACGGACGCAGAAGGCCGCAAGGCCGCGATTGCGCGCGGGCCGAAGCCTAACTGCCGCTACATGAACTTTGCTGGAAACATCGAGCGGCACGGGCCTGTCGATTGCGTGCAGCCGAAGAAGCCAGGCAAGGGAGATGGCCAAGCGCCAATAAAATTGTGCATGCAGTGCGAGGAGATCTGTGCGGCAGGTGCTCGCGTCTGCCCGAACTGCGGCAACGAGTTCATCTTTGAGGAGAAGCCGGGGTTCACCGCCAAGCCGACCGATGTTGCTATCTTGGCAACCGTGGCCGAGCCCGAAAGCCGAAGGGTGAGCAGCAGGACATTTCGCTTGCACCCAGGCAAAGGCGGGAAGCCAGATTCAGTGAAGATAAGCTACATGTGTGGCATGACTTCCATTTCTGAATGGGCGTGCCCAGGTCACACTGGCTTTCCAAAATCGAAGGCTGACCGTCTTTGGATTCATCTCAGCGGCTTGCGGCCATTTCCTAAATCTCCGCTCGAGTGGCTGGAGAGGCAAGGGGAGTTGGCCGAAGTGTCTGAGATTATGGTCAAGCCTCGTGAAAAATACTGGGATGTCGTCAGCCACATAGTCGGCCCAGCCAACGACAACACCCCACCTGCCGCCAACGACAACCGCCGAGGCTATGCCGAGGAGTGGGAAGAGGATATCCCGTTCTAGTGCGCTTGACAAATTTGTAAGTTTACGCGACATTGGCGATACTACACCACGTAGAGGAGATGATGATGAGTGAGAGAAGACAAAGCATAGCCGGTCTTGCCGCCGCAACTGGCGAAGCGGCGGACGGCTGGATTAAATGGGCAGGCGGCGAGTGCCCCGTCGATGGCGCAACGCTTGTCGAGGTAAAACTGCGCGACGGCACGGTTTACGATGATACCGGCGATGAGTTGGCTTGGTCACACGACAGGCACCGCATCGGCATGGACACAGACATCGTCTGCTACCGTGTGGTGGCCGCATGAAGCCCGCCTCCGCAATAGCCACCGACTTTGATCCAACATCCATCGCCACGGCCGGTATTGGCCACAACCAGCCGCCTGAAGAGCCAGCGCCGACTCCATTCGACCTCATCAAGCAGGAAATCGAAGACCTGTTTGAGGAGGCAAAGCACTGGTGCGACGGCGAAGCCATACGGGACCAGGCCACCCATGATGCTATCGAAAAGCTTTACGACGGCATCCATGAGGCCGGAAAGCGCGCCGAGGCGCTGCGAAAGGCGGAGAAAGACCCGCTCGACGAGCAGGTGAAGGCGATACAGGCCAAATACAATCCCCTGACACAGAAGGACCGCGGCAAGGTAGATCTTACCAAGTCTGAACTGTCCAAACTCCTCACGCCATGGCGTGACCGCATCCGCATTGCCAAGGAGCAAGAGGCGGCGCGAGTTGCGGCCGCTGCCCTTGCCGCCAAGGCTGCTGCCGATGAAGCCATCCGCGCCAGCAGTGGCAACCTCGCGGCGCGGGAAGAGGCCGAAGAGCTGCTGGCCGATGCGAAGAAACTGGAACGCTCCGCAAGTAGGACGTGGAAGGCGGCGACGACGGGGACGGGGTTGCGGACGGTGTGGACTGCCGTCCTTGAAGACGAAGACGCGGCCATGGAGTGGTGCTGGGCGCGCGCCAAGGCTGAAGTGCTGGCCGTGGCGCAGCAGAACGCCGACGCCGCTGTGCGGGCCGGCGCAAGGGCCGTGCCGGGGTTTAGGGTGGAAGAAAGCAAGAGGGCTGCCTGATGGCTGATAATAAGGAACTACTGACGGCAGCAACAAATGCGGCCGCAATGCTTGGGGCCGTTTATCAGTGGCTCGATCGTGTGGAGAAGGCAGGCGGCGCAACGAGCATATCTGGCGTAGCGGAATGCAACGCGATGCTCAAGAGCCTGCGTAAGAACGCGGCACGCACGGAGGCGCTTGTAATGGAGCCGCTTCGCGCCGCAATCGGGAGGGCAGCGTGATGGCGTGGGATCAAGCAGACGCGAGAGTTGCGGCAGCCCTCCCCATTGTTGCCGCGCAACAAGGCGGCGGGTGGCTGCCTATTGATAGCGCGCCGAAGGATGGCAGCTTGTTTTTGGCCGTTGCCCGACTGGGCCAGCGTAACCAATGGATAAGCCAGTGCAAGTGGGTCGGCCCAGACAAGCGGCATCCAACAGCCAAGCTTGACTGGTTCATGGGCGTTGACGGCTGGCCGCAGCCTACCCATTGGCAGCCGCTCCCCGCGCCGCCAAGCCCCACTGCCCTAGCGCGCAGTCGGGCAATTTCACCATTATTGGCATTTTCACCGATCGTTGAAAAACGCATTTTCGGTGAACATCCCGAACTTTCGCGCACCTGAAGTACGCAATAGTTAGACCACCCGCGCGCCACCAACGCGCGGCCCTGCTGCTGCAGGGGAACACCACATGAGGAGATACAATTGGAAAACCCACTACCGGAGGGAAGATTCGGCGCGATCTTGGCGGATCCGCCGTGGTCGTTCAGAACGTATTCCAAAGCCAACGTCGCGCCCGCTCGAGGCGCACAGCCGTATTCCGTAATGTCGATCGACGACATCAAGGCGCTGCCCGTCACTGACGTTGCGGCGCCGAACTGTCTGCTCTTCATGTGGACCGTTTCTCATCTCCAGCAGCCGGCCTTCGAAGTTGCGGCCGCATGGGGTTTTTCGCCTGTGTCGATCGCCTTCGTCTGGGACAAAGGCCGCATGGGCATGGGCTACTGGACGCGCCAGGAAGTGGAGATTTGCCACCTATTCAAGCGCGGCAAGCCTCGGCGGCTAGGGAAGGGCGTGCGCTCCGTTATCCGCGCGCCGCGCCGCGAGCATAGCCGCAAGCCGGACGAGGTCTATGGCCGCGTCGAGTCCTTGGTCGGCGGGCCGTATCTCGAGTTGTTTGCGCGTCAGGCGTGGACCGGGTGGTCGGCGTGGGGGAATCAGGTGGGGAAGTTCGAGGCTGCACCTGTGGTGGCGGCGAACGACAATGCGGAGGTGCGGGCATGCGCATAGATCTGAGACATGGTGACTGCCTTGAAATACTTCCTACCATTCCCGCCAGCAGCGTCGATATGGTGCTGTGCGACCTTCCTTACGGCACAACGCAGAACAAGTGGGACTCCATCATTCCGTTGGATCGTCTGTGGGCGGAGTACCGTCGGATATGCCGAGGCGCAATAGTTCTGACCGCTGCACAGCCGTTCACCAGCGCCTTGGTGATGAGCGCACCAGACTTATTCAAGTACCAGTGGGTGTGGTACAAATCGCAGGTAACAGGATTCCTGAACGCAAAAAAGCAACCGCTGCGCCGGCATGAGGATGTGCTTGTCTTTTATAGCAGGCAGCCGACGTACAACCCGCAGTTCAGCGATGGCAAGCCGTATTC